TCCGGAAAACAAATGCTTCAGGTATGCGAAGTTCTCTTGGTCTCGCAAACTCTGCTACGATTACGGCAAGTGCCTCTGCTGGTAACAGTACCATCGTCCAGAGACACTCATCTGGATACATATATGCAAACTACTTTAACACGACACCAAATGATGTTAGCTCAGGTATTACTAAGGTGTGTGTTGAAACTGGTAATGATGGTTTTATTCGACATGGTACACAAGCCGGTGTAAGATCGTTTCTTGGTCTAGGAGCATATGCGTACAAGGGAGATAGTAGATATAATATCCATGATGGTTGGCTTCGTGAAAATGGAGATAATGATTTTGTCAAGTTATACGGAAATTCGAGATCAATGGTATTTAGAACTGATGGAAACACTCAATATGGTAGTAATGGTGGATACCCATTTGTATGGTTGTATGGGGGTGATGGGACGGGAAATCGCCTAATGCTATTGAACACTTCGGGGCAATTATGGTGTTCAAACTATGGCTGGCTGCATGATAAATTTGCATACAAGGCTGGGTCAACTGGTCAAAATTTCAGCAGCAATGAATGTTACGTTCAAAGTTGGGTTCGTACAAATGGTAACTCTGGACATTATTGGGAAGGTTCATCAAATGGTAGTGGTTGGCACATTTATCCCAGAAATAGAGCCGACATGTTTCTTCGAACCGGTTCAGGTAACGGTGGTATATGCGGTACTATTGGTAATACTGACGCGCGTGGGTACGTCCACTGGACAACGAGCAACGAGATAGGATTTCTGAACTCGGGACGTAGTTGGTCTCTTAGGATGGATAATTCTCATAACTGTCACGTGTATGGGCGAATGTATGCTAGTGGATACGTGTATACGAATATGACCGCCAGATATTATAATGTTAATGGGCATAATAATACTCATACTGCTAATCGGCCAATAAGCGTATACGCGGAGCATCATATGAGGTGTTCTGAACTGCAAGTGACAAGTGATCGTCGCATTAAAACAGATATTGTAGATGTAGATGACGGATCTGCATTAGAATTGCTTCGTAAGATACAACCTAAAACATATGGATACGTAGACACAATGGAAAAGGGAACTAAACGCGTTTATGGGTTCATCGCACAGGAAATAAAAGAGTTGATACCAGAAGCTGTTGATGTGAGTGAAGGAGACCTACCAAACATATATGGACATGCTACTGTTGATCATGAACAGAATACTATTACATTCAGAGATTTTGACACGAGTAATTTGAATCAAACGGATAGTATCATATACATCGACCAAGATGATAAGAGACAGACTTTGAAGATAAAGTCGGTACTAAATTCTACACAACTTGAAATAGAGGAAGATCTTGAAAAAATCGTAGAAGCTTTCCAAACATCCGAATTAGAAGAATATAAGTTTACAGGTGAAATATTCATATGGGGACAACACGTTGACGATTTCCATCATCTCCAAAAATCTGCTATATACACAGTCGCCACAGCAGCGTTGCAGGAAGTCGATAGACAGCTTCAAGCTGAGAAGGCCAGAACCTATGAACTTCAAAAGAAGGTTGAGTTGTTGGAGATGTCCCACGCGTCCCTTATTCAGCGCATAGAAGCATTAGAAAATTTGTAAAGTAAATATAGATGAGCAGTGACATTAACGTTCAAACATTCTCAGGGAAGGTTAATATCAACAACAACCTATTAGTAGGCTCTTCACACCTCTTCGTAGACACCGTAAACAATAGGGTTGGTATCACGACAGCAGATCCCGATGCGGGTCTCCATGTGAACTCAAATGCCTACGTGCACACAGACTTTAGGGTTGGTTCGGGAATTGTCATGAACGATACCACTGGTCAGATCACTGCTGGATCCTTTGTGGGGGATGGGTCGGCAATGACTGGTATCAACTCTGACAGTGGCTCTTGGGTCAATGGGACCAATTCCAATGTCCACTTGGCCACCTCAACGGATAAAGTAGGTATCGGGACGACTAGTCCACAACAAAAATTGGATTTGGGTGACTTAGGAGGTGGTTCTATCAGACTTGGAAGAGATCACGATGATGATAATACATCTACCAATAGAATTGGAAGAACAGGTGTGGGTAATGACATCTGGTATTCGAGTGTTAATTTCATAGATGAAGATACAAACGATGACGCCATTTCATTCGTAACACATCGAAGTGGTGTAGGACCATTCGAAAGAATGCGTATATCTGGCAATGGCAACGTCGGCATCGGGACGACGGATCCAGGTGCTCCTTTAGATGTGTTTGCACCAGTGGCAAGTGGGACACAAAGAACTGCATTGAAATTGACAACTCCTGAGAGCACCACAGGAACTGGTTGTAACCTTGACTTTTTCCAAAGCACGGCAAATGTTGGTCGACTTGCCAGTGTATACGAAGCAGCTGGGCAGTTAGGTATGAGCTTTAGTACATGGAATAGTGGTCTTGGTGAACGTGTACGAATTGACGCATCAGGAAACGTCGGTATCGGGACGACGGACCCGGATGCAAAACTTCATGTAAATGGTGGTGATTTCAAAATATCCGCAGCGGGAGGTGGTGGACTATACGATAATAACTACCAATGGTTAGAATGTGATAATGATGCGTCTTGGTATAGACTGGCGAGGACAGCAAAAACGAATGGTATCGCTTGTTATAACGGCATCGCCATCAATCAGGAGGGTGGTCTCGTTGTAGGTTCGTGGGATAGCCCGAACGCTCTCGGTGTGGGGAATGGTAAGTTCACAGGCACTGTCACGGCGTCGACATTTAGTGCCACTTCGCGAATTAATATCGGCACCTCGGCGAGTATCCGTCAGTCATCATCAGCGTGGACAGGTGACCCCGGAAGTGGGGTTGGAAAGATTGAATACCATTCAAATAGGTGGTATGTCGTAGCGGGATCAAATAGTACTGAACTTCTACGAGTTCGTCGGAATGACAGTGATAAATTCTTCATTACGAATGAAGGTAATATTGGACGTACCAGTCACAGTAATGGTTACCTTGTAGGATCTTATAATAATGTTGGGGGGAATGACACTAAAACAAATCCCATATACACGATCGGGTCAAATTACAGACCAACTGATACAAGTCTCAGTAATATGTATGGCATCGGATATTCGCATGGGAACTTCACCTCAATACTCACAGATGGATGGGGAATGTATGTTGCATCAGATGGTGATGCTCGGATAGGTTTGAATGCCCAACATGGTCACATAAAATGTACAGGTCACGTATATTGTGGTAATACGGTGTATGTAGGTGGCTCCACGACACGAGGTCTTAGGGGAGTGTCAGGTGACTACGGAACCGTCCAGACAACCGGAGAGGGTGCCGGGAACCACGAAGGCTACTCCATCGATGGTAGATGGGTTTTTATGAGTGGAGACTCTAATTCATGTGGTATATATAATGATACTGATAATAAATGGGCGGTACTTTGTTACAGAAATGCTCAGGTCAGATTAGATTATAATGGATCTCAAAAATTTTATACAGAAAATGGGGGTGCTACGGTTGTTGGGGAGTTGAACGTAAATGCAATTAGTACAAGAGGTACAGGGAGTTTCGGGTACAATTACGATGGTGTTTTCATGAGACCAGATGGTCAGGTATATATTTCGGTAGATGATAATTTTTATTTTAGGGATAACTCCTCTACAAGTTCCAATTTACGAAGACATTATTTTAACACAAACAGTGGTCATATATATGCTGAAGGTACTGTATACTCTAATTATGGTCTTGATTATGCAGAATATTTCGAATGGTTCGATGGAAATCCAGACAATGAAGATAGGATTGGGTGCAGTGTAAGTTTAGTAGAAAATACCAATAAGATAAAAAAGTGTGAACCTGGTGAAATACCACTCGGTGTAGTATCTGGAACTTCATCCATGACAGGTGGTGGAGCAGGTATACACTGGAATGGGTATTGGAAAAATGACGAATGGGGAAGAGCGACGTATAAACAAATGGAAGACGATAACGGTGAGTTAGTATTCAATGAAGATGGAACACCGAAAATGAAGCGAGCTATAAACCCGGATTATGACGAAAATTTAGCTACTAAATACTTAACTAGGGATCAAAGAAAAGAATGGGCGTGCGTGGGTCTTTTAGGGCAGGTATTTGTGAAAAAAGGGGGTGTGACATCTAAAAACTGGATAAAAATGAAAGAAGTCGACTCCGTTAAAGATTTGTGGTTTATTAACGCCGTTTTCGTGGACAATGAAAAAATAGAAACCATCCAGTCTGACCTCCAAACAACTCGCACTCAGCTCGAGTCCGAAAAAATCGAAAATGAAATCACTCGATTAAAATTAGCAAATGCCGAGAATAGGATATCTATACTTGAACAATCTCTTAGTTCAATAATATCTAAACTAAACATATAGAATGTCGGATATTAACGTTCAGACGTTCTCAGGGAAGGTGAAAGTTTCCAATGATTTAACTGTTACAACAAATGTCCACGCAGATTATTTCAAGGGTGACGGAAGTCTTTTAACGAATCTCCCTTCTGGTTCAGGTGGTGTGTGGAATACAAATTCAGATAATGAAATTTACTTTATAAGTAGTAATGTTGGTATTTCAAATGCCGATCCTGGCCACAATCTGAGTGTCGGATCAAACTTATACGTTGATGATGATGGCTCAAATGTTCTCGTTGTAACTGGTAATGTCAAGGCTGATTATTTCGTCGGTGATGGGAGTCTTTTAACAGGTCTCTCTGGTTCGGGGGGTGTTTGGAGCACGAACGGAGATGGTGAAATCTATTTCATCAACAGTAACGTCGGTATTTCAAATGCTGATCCGGGTCACAATTTGAGTGTTGGGTCGAACCTGTATGTAGACGACGATGGGTCAAACGTTCTCGTGGTCACTGGGAATGTGAAGGCTGATTACTTCGTGGGTAACGGAAGTCTCCTGACGAACCTCCCATCCGGGTCAGGTGGTGTTTGGAGCACGAACGCTGAGGGTGAAATCTATTTCATCAACAGTAACGTCGGTATTTCAAACGCTGACCCGGGACACAATTTGAGTGTCGGTTCTAATTTGTATGTAGACGATGATGGATCCAATGTACTCGTCGTGAACGGTAACGTATCTGTGGGATCTACATTAACTCTCGATAGTTTCGCGATATCTGTATCACAAGGTCTGAATGATATACTGAATGTGTCAAACACGTCGTCAAACACTATGCAACTCACAAACACGAATGTTGGTCTCGTAGCCACTGGTAATGTCGAGGCCAACTATTTCATTGGCGACGGTTCTCAACTCACTAACATAGCCTCAACTTTACAGGCAATCACAGATAGTGGTAATACCACTTCGAACACAATCCAATTTACGAACGCCGATGTCAGTCTAACAACGTCTGGAAATGTAGAAATAGGTAGTGAGTTATCTGTTTCATCAAATGTAGAGGTGGGTACAGCGAATCTCTTCGTGGATACTGTGAACTCGATGATAGGGATTGGAACGAATACACCTGAAAGTATTTTACACGTTTCCGATACATTGACAAACTATAAAATAAAACCGATCCCCCTTAATGGCGCACCTGAAAGTGGAGCGTATTACGGTTACATTTTACTCGCAAAAGCTGCCACGGGAGGTATAGATTCCGAAAGTTACGTTGTAGGAAAAATACTCGCTCGACGCGGAACCACCACATCTGGACACAAGCTTAATTATTATGATGTCGTATCGTCGAGGGGATATAATCACTACGAAATACTAAGTGTTGATCGAGTAGGTAACCGCACTGGTAACGATGGGTTTACATCGACAGTGAAAGTCACGTATAACGGTACAGTGTACCACGCTTTACGAACCGGTTCGACCGGTGGTCAACCTACGACCGATCTCACCTTTTGGGGATCGTCGAAGGATGCGGGACTCATCATGGTAGATAGTTCCATGGTATCGAATGAAACTGCGTATGGGAGCATAACCAGATCTGCTGTGAACGGTAATGTCGGTATAGGAACGGCTAATCCAACATCACTTCTAGACGTCAACGGTACATTTTCCGTAAGTGGACCGACAACCGGTGCGACTCATAGTGACGGAGGAATTTTATATCTTTTAGATACACCGATCATTGATGAATGGTCATGGACTGGGTCAACCGCAAATACATTACGCATCACATACGCTTCGACAGAACTTCCAGCGAATTGTAAAGCTGTTTTAGCTGAAGTATTCATGCCTAAATCGAACGTCACAGATCATGTAGGACACAGTTTAGGTAAAAATTACAGTTCGGCTACTGTATGGACAAGTGGAAATCAACAACCATCTACACGATTTACATTAAACAGGCAGACTACATTTTTAGACATGAGAGGTGATTCGGATAATTTTGAATATTATTACGGTAAGTGGTTCTCGTCAGTAATAATTCCACTCGATACCGGGAATACGGTCTACCATATCGTACAGGGTGAAGCATCTGGAACTACTTCGTGGGTATACGTTGTGACGAGAGGATATTATATCTGAGTATAAATATATGAATCGCCCACCAATAACGATTTGTCAAGCGTTGATAGCCATCGATCCAACTAAGTCGTGGCATGTAAAAAATAACGTATACGAAAATATAACGTGCGAAGATAGTGTTATACCCACATTAGATGAAATACTGGAAAAAATTCAGGAATTGACTGTTGAACAAAACTGGGAAGATTTAAGATTAAAACGTAATCGATTACTCAAACAGTCGGATAAGTATAGTGTACCTGATTATCCACACCCTACACCCGAAATAGGACAGGCTTGGCTTGAATATCGCCAAGCTTTGAGGGATCTTCCTTCAGTGACCGATGATCCTAATAACCCCATCTGGCCAGATCCTCCTCATTAAACGTTTCCTCCAAAGTGGACTGCCCCCACTTTGTAAGAAAATACTCTCCCCTCATAGTAGATATGAACGGAAACGATACGTTCTTGGATGTGAACAATGCCCACCTCAGGGTGACGAGTGGGAACGTGTACGCATCGGCGTTCAACCTTGACCAGATCGATATCGTGATGAGCTCGAACACAGCATCTACCGTGAATTTCAATAATCCCACAAAAGCCTTTAACGCAGCCTCGAACATTGAGGTGGGTACGGCGAACCTTTTTGTGGATACGACCACGTCGAATGTGGGTATAGGCACAGACACCCCCTTGGACACGCTTCATATTAATGGTGGTACACGGTTCGCCGGACACATCATTCCTACGACGAACGCTACGTTCGATATTGGCGAACCCGAGAATAAAATTCGTGATTTATACGTCGACACAAACTCCCTTTGGATCGGTGACCTCACGAAGATTGCGTTCGAGCGTGGTAAAATGAAGTTCAAACGTCGTAAAATCAATAAAGTACCTACCGCACTGGTGACTTTAGCGACGTCACATGTTTCAGAACTGAATACAGAGGCTGAAGTTCAAGCCGATGCCGTTACCTTCGCACAGACGATCGACAATACTATCTCGGCGGTCGAAGATCTTAAACTGGAACACTGGCGTGATTACGCGAAAAGGTTCGACGAAACCAAAGCTGTTTCCGATATTTTTATAGATAACGACGAGGATTACGAGGCCGTGACCGCCTCAGAAGCGTTCATGGAGGTGGATTCCAATATTTTCACGGAACACTCCCTCTCCATTGGTAAGACGACCGACCCGACAGCTGCTCTCGATGTGGTGGGTACGGTTAAGGCGACCGCCTTCGAGGGTGATGGGTCTGCACTCACAGGGATTGTATCGGGACAATGGACAGAATCTGGTGGAGATATATCCAGGTCCACGGGAAATGTGAGTGTAGGAGAACAGTCATCTGAGCAAACAGTCACACAAAACTATAACAGTCTCACGAATATACCAACTTCTTCTAGATCACAGGGGAATTGGCGTAGTCACACATTCGGGAACATTACCCTTCCGGCTAATTGGTCAAATGACAATTTTCAATTTAAGGTTACGGTTAACGGAAACTTAAATGGCGTTGCTAACGCCGAGTATGTATCTATAACGATGAAAAAGCAGGGTTCGGGTACACAACCATCGGTTGATCTAAACTTTAATCCACAAAACCAATCGAGTGGAATAAGTAGTAGTGGAGGTAGAGTCTATTATACGAATGTCGTCGTTACGAACTCAACAGTATCCAATGGATCATTTTCAGCCGGTGATGTTGTTGATATCTATATGAGTATATATTCCACGTATTGGTACCAACTGTCCCTTGCAGTCGAGATACGAGGTGGGGGTACCACGAGTATATTATTCGTTGATGGGACGAATGATAGGGTAGGTATTGGTTTAACCCAACCAACAACTGCACTGGATGTGGTGGGTACGGTTAAGGCGACCGCCTTCGAGGGTGATGGGTCTGCACTCACAGGGATTGTATCGGGACAATGGACAGAATCTGGTGGAGATATTTACAGATCATCGGGGAACGTCGGTATCGGGACGACGAGCCCAGAATCTATTTTACACGTTCAACACACTACAACAAATAACGCTTTCATTAAAGCGAACCGACACAATGAACTTTCTTCTACAAAAGCAATTTTCGCGGTATCCGAATACCAAATGACCGGAGAAACTTCACCAGGAACCATAATTGGTAATCACAACAGGTCTATACACATTGGACCTGTATTCGAGCCAGGGAATACAGTCGGTTCTACTGATATTAGAGGTATTCACATTAAGTCCACGGGTGACGTCGGCATCGGGACGACGAGTGCGAGCACAGACTTACAGGTTGGTAATACCAGTACTAAAACGAGTGATACCTACCTAACCCTCGCGAGTGATGGTGGTAATGCCTACGCACAAGGTATTCGTCTTATTCATCACGGTACAGATACCTCTAGTATGTACGGGTGGAGGATACGCGGTGATGATACCGATGATTGTTTCCACATTAATCGTATTAACGCGGGTTCTCAATTAGCGAGTGCATTCACAATTAAAAGCGGTGGAAGTGTAATCTTCGGTGATGTTGGTGGATACGGAAACGCTGTTCAAGATGCACAGGTTACGATCGGCGGAACGCATAACTCGACGACGTATTATAATACTGATAACCAGGTAAAGTTACTGATTACCGGTGGAGATAACGATAGTTACTCTCCGTATTACATCAAGTGCGAAGATGAAAATGGAAAAGACCAATTTTATTTAAAGGGGGCTACCTCGGACGGCGGAACGAGTGGTATTGTGTATACCAAGGGTAGAATTGGTGTTAATACAACGAGTCCGCATGTACCAATACACGTGGTCGGAGGTTTCGGTAGTCTTAGTAGTGCGTACTCTATATACGCAAAAAGTAACGACGCCGCGTATAGTAGGCAATTCCATTTACAATCGTCTATGGGGTGGAGTAATTTAAGTATATACGCGAGTGATGACATAGTAACAGGTCAATATCTGGTTTCACACCTGGGTACACTTAGCTCATCAGATGAAAGGATAAAAGAAAACATCGTAGATGTAGATGACGCGTCAGCCTTGGAACTTTTTAGGTTATTAAAACCAAAGAAGTATCAATATATCGATAAAATTAAACGGGGTGATGATACAGTATTTGGGTTTATTGCACAGGATGTAGAAAAAACAATGCCACATGGTACCAGGAAAGTAGAGCAAACAATACCAAATATTATGGAAATTGGTACGGTCACGGAAACAAACATAATCACACTCTCCAATTTTAATACGTCAGATCTTCAAAGTAATATACATACATTAGAACTCCATGATAAAGAGGCTAAACCAATTTTAGTTACTATTGAAGATGTTATAGATGAACATTCTATAAGAGTGGACAAAGATTTATCCGAATTTTTATATGAGTACGATGAGAACGGAAACGATATAACGGAATCTGTAACAATCACAGAATCCGAATATAATGCACTTGAAGATGTGAGTGGATATATATACAACGAAAACGCTAAAACCTATACAAAAATATTAACGAACAAAATTTACGTGTACGGTGAAAGAATTGATAACTTTTTAAAGCTAAACAAGGATACTATATGGACAGTGTCAACTGCTGCATTACAGGAAGTGGATCGTCAACAACAAGCTGATAAGGCGCGAATTACTGAATTAGAAAGTCAACTCACAGCAGTTCTAGCAAGACTTGATGCATTAGAAAATGCTTAAAAAAACCTCCATTCATACTAGACGAGAGCATGCCGATTTACTCACCGACAGGCTTCCTCGATATTACGAATGCGACACTCAGGACCTCGAACCTCGAGGCCCAGAACTTTAGATTGAACGGTGGAAATATCTATGTCACGTCGGAACTCACAACAGATGAGCTCCTAAATCTCGATAATGTCGTGAACGCCGGGAACGCCACCTCCAACACGGTCCAGTTTACGAATTTGACCACAGGACTCGTCGCCGACAGTAACATTGTCGTCACGGGGAATGTCACGGCGGGTTCGTTCTTGGGTGACGGTTCGGGACTCACATCTATCCCCCCGTCCGCAATCACGGGGACGCTCAGTCAGTGGTCAGACGGTACGAACAGTGACGTCTACATCGTGAGTAACGTCGGGATCGGGAACGTACACACCCTGACCAGTAACACGCTTCAAGTCGGTGCGAACCTCTACGTTCGTGACGCGGATGCGAACGTACTCACGGTCACGGGGAACGTCGCCGCAGACTACTTCGAGGGTGACGGGAGTAAACTCACGGGTATTTCGTCCAATCTCGAACAAATCGCAAATAATGGAAACGTTACATCCAATACGGTTCAGTTTACGAACGCAACAACCGGGTTCGTCACCACCTCGAACATCGAGGTCGGGGGTGCGCTCAAGATCAATACCATCACGGCAGCTGCGTACCACTCACTTCAAGCGGTCACGAATGTCGGGAACGTCACATCCAACACAGTTCAGTTTTCGAATGCGACTACAGGACTCGTGACCACAGGAAATGTGGAG